TTGTTCCATATTGAAACCAAATATCACCTGCAGCATTTGCAGTTGAACCAGGCGCTGAAGTTGAATAAGTAACTTTATTTTTGCCATTAGCAGTTGCTTGAGCAGTGCTTGCTGCAGTGTTGGCTGCAACGGCAGTATCATAGGCAGTTGAAGCTGAAGCCTGCGCTGCTGCTGCATCGGCTTGTGCTTGCAAGGCTACTGCATCTATTGCAGTAAGTTGTTCAGTAGTCGCAGGCGCATTAGCCGCAATAACTGAGGTTGTAGTCATTCCGGTTGTAGTTACAGTAACTGGTGTAATAGTAACTTGTGGGCAAAGTGGCATTATTCCCCCTAGAGTGAAATCGTGTAAGGATCAACAAGTGAGGTGAAGTAACTAACCCGCCAATTGTCTGGGGTAATTGAGTGAGCCATACCTTCAACTACGCAGTTAATTGAAATACTACGGCCATCATAGGTTAGGCGATCAACTGTAATTAAATCATTAAGTTCAGTTTCAAGAAAATCAGTAGCCAAAGCACCAATACCAATAGGTGTAAAATCAATTTGCTCAACTAAAACTGCAGCATCTGCATCTTTTCGAGCTGCATACAGTGAAAGGTTTGTGGCTGCAGTTGATGTATTTGATGGGGCATCTAGTTTTTTAGATTTCAAGCCATAGGTTGAAACGCTTGCATTAAAGGTAGATGAATATTGCAATATGCCTGGCCCACGATCCACAATGGCCTGGTTATATACATAATCAGTTCCTGGATTGGTGATAATGCCATCATAACCAACGCTATTGGCAGCGCCCTGATCACTGAAAAGCAACTGAGTTGGGCGTGAAAACTTATCAGCAAGAGGCACTAGAGTTGCAACCCCTGTACGGCTTACATAGAAACGGCCACCAACAACATTGGCGCATTGTTCAAGCATATCTAGGCAACTAATGCCTTGGCCAGTGGCAAGCATTACAGTGGTTCCTGTAAGACTGCGAGCGCCTGCAGGCCACTGGGCAATGTCCAAAACTCTTGTTGCTCTTGCTGCTGCGGTTTCAGAATAAGCTGAACTTGCTAGGGCAGGTGCAATTGTCTTTCCAAATGTTGCTAGGCCATCTACAAATGTAAGGGAAACAGTTGGGTAGATTCCCTGATTAACCATATTATCTTCAAGATAGCCTGTATAAATAACAGTTGAATTGCCAGTAACCCTTACCTGCATACCTGCAATCAGAGTGTTATACCAGGGGCTACTTGTATTGCTTGGATCAAAAGCACCTGATTGGTTATTAAGCACAATAGTGGCAGTGCCTGCATCAATGAATACATCCTGATACATACGGCCACGGCGAATATCAACAGTAAGAATTAAATCTGCGCTTACATCTGTATATGTGCCGTTAAGCCCAAAAGCAACTGTAACTGTAGGTGCATTAGCAGGCATTACAACACCGCGTAACCACTACCGCCACGCCGGCGATAGATTACCTCAAGGCCATTTTTGATGCCTGCTACTAAATCACCCTGGGAAACAACTGATCCCGCTACATTCACTGTTATGTTCCCCCCACTCATTGTTGTATTGCCTGCAATGTTTCCGTGGCCTGCAGATGCAGCAAGGGAAATTGTAGGGCTTGAGATGCCAAGTTTAGCTTGTCGAACCTGATTTTTGCGGATTGCTTCAAGTGTAATTGGATCTTGTGATGCTAGGTTTTTGCCACCTAAGCCATACTTTTGCAAAGCCTTTAAGCCCTTTGTAACTTTAATTTCTTCAAGTTGAGCAGTTGTTAGATTATTAGTTGCAGTGGTCATTTTATCAATGCCCTTAGTGTAATCATCTGCAGTTGCAGAAAATCCCTTGGCATTAAAATCAAACTTACCTAGCGAATCTGCTGCCTTGTCTGAATCCTTATTAAATTTATTAGTTGCTACGCCAATACCAACCAAAGCAACCGCAAATGCAGCAGCGCCTGTAGCAGCAGAAATACCACCAGTTGCAAGAGCAGTTGCAGCAGCAGATGCTAGGGATACAGTACGCAAAGCCTTCATTACCTTAATGATTGCCATAATTCCAGTGATGAGTGCTTGAGTAGCAGCAGCAACCTTAGCGCCAAAAAATGCAGCAACAATGATTGCGCCAAGTGTTGCAAAAACCTTAATATTTTTAGCAACAAAGCTAAACATATCGTACATCAGTTTTGCAAAGGCAATTCCATACTGAATTGAAACCTTAAAGCCGTTAGCAATTTTATCGCCATTTTCATCTACAAATTTCTGAATTGCAGGAATTGCTTTAGTAATGATGAGATCGGCAAAAGATTTAATTTGTGGCAATAACTTGTAGCCAAGAGATTCTGAAGCCTCGCCAAAAGCTAGTTTGATTCTTTCCATTTGTCCGGCAAAAGTATTGGCTGCTGCTGCTGCTGCACCCTTAGTTTCGCCTGAAATTTCCTTTAGCGCCTTGGCAAAATCCTTGGATTTAACTGTTGCTGCTGAAATTTGTGGGAACAACTTTTTGAGCGCACCAATATTGCCACCATAGGCTTTTGCAACCAGGGCAGATGCCTGCTCAACATCAATATTTCGTGCTGCTGCAATATCCATTGCAACACCCATAAGGGTTTGAGCCTTAGTAACTGATCCACTTACTGCCGCAAGCCGGGCTAATGATGGCCTCAACTGATCATCAGCGACACCAAAAGCGGCCTGTGTAACTGTAATCCACTCTTCAGTGGCTGCAATTGAAGCATCCGTTGCGCCTACTGTATTACGCAAAGAATTGGCTAAAAGTGCCTGAGATTTCTGATCCTCGGTTGCTGCCTTTACGGCATCATATCCAACCTTTACTGCAAAAGCGCCTGCTGCAAGTGCTGCTAATCCAAAACTTTTTGCTGCCTTATTTGCAAAATCACCAAACTTTTTTTCCATTTTGGAAATGTCTTTTGTTGCTTGCTTTGTGCCTTTGTCTGAATACTCGGTGAGAATTCGAGCGACAATTGAGCCAACTGCCATTTTTAAACTCGCTCTCTATTCAAGTGTTTTTGTAATTCAGCTTTGGCCTCTTCAAGAGCCTTTGCCACATTTTGTTCAATTCTTGCTTTATCTTTATCAACTACACGCCAAACTACACGGGATGCTTTGCCAAATCTGTTTCCTAGGGTACGCAAGAATTGGGCGCTACTACCACCCGCCATACTGCTCTTAGTCTTACGGCCTGCAACTTCAAAAATAGATCCTGCTGCAGACTTGTTAAGCAAAGCACCGGCGCTTGTTGTGTAATCGCCTCGAACTTTGCCCTTAGCCTTAGTTTTTGTAATCTTTGATTGAATCTCTGCAGCGTTCCAGCCTGGCCAACCTGCACCACCGCGAGTACGCCCCTTGGCTGCATCTGCCTTGCGCCATCCACTCATAGGTGGATCCTGGCTAATCAAACCTTTGGCATCACGCTCTGCGCCTGAAAGTTCATTATTAATAACTTTGTTAAAACGCTTAACTGCATCTTTATCAAAATCTTTTAATGCAGTAAGCGTTTCTTTAACGCCGTTAAGAATAACTACTTCATCAGCCATTTGATTTAGCTCGCTCTTTCATATAAATCGTGATTGCTTCAAGAATCCCTGGTGGGGCATCAAGCAAATCTATGGGAGAGATTCCGGTTTCCACCGAAATAGCCGCTACTGTGTAAGTTAGGCTATTTCGGTGGATCCGAAAGAATCATCAGCATCCAATTCGGCGCTAATGATTGTATCTAGAAACTCTGGACCCCAAGGCTTTACAATAATTCCAGCAATCTGCATTGATTTCCAGGCAAGCCAATAGATGTGTTCAATTTTCTGTTGCTCTCCCAACAGTTTAGGCATACCTGCGCCGTACTGTTGCTCAAAGCCAACAATAACGCGTGGTGTTAACTTGTAAGTTGCCTCAACGCCATCTGTTGTTTTTACCTTGATTGCTAATCCATCCATCTTTTCCCCCTTGTTATATTAGGATTTTGTGATTGTACCACTGATAGGCCAAGTAACAGATGCAGTTGCAAGTTCGCCAACTGCTCCATTAAGCGGTGTCCACTCTGAAACCAACGCTGAGAAACTGTATGCAGGTGATGAACCGGCTACAGGGCGAACTGTAACTGAAACTGCAGTTCCTAGTGTTGGGTAAATTGTTGCCTCAAGTGCGCTTGCTGCGTAATCCTGATTAAACTCAAATGAAACAGAATTATCTGCAAGGCCAGCCACTCTTGTACGGGCAGTGTTGCCGAACGCAGTGGTTTCAACAACATCGTAGGTGGATCCTAAAGTTACGCTTGTTACATAACTTGAAATATCGGTTGTGCCAAATGTAACTGCAACATTTGTGAGTACGATTCTTGCCATTTATGAAACCG